ATCGTGTACCCGCCAGTAAATTTACGAAAAAGAGTTTACTCAGTAAGCAAAGGAGCGAGGAGCTCGAAGGATTGGACACCACCATCGACTGGAAAAATACCGGAGACAACTCGTACGACGGGGAGAAGCTTACCCTCCTTGTCCACGATGAGGCCGGTAAATGGGAAAGGCCCGAGAACATCCTCAACAACTGGAGGGTTACTAAAACCACCCTCAGGCTCGGTTCGAGAGTAATTGGTAAATGTATGATGGGTTCAACAAGTAACTCATTAGATAAAGGCGGTGAAAACTTTAAAAAATTATATAATGATTCAGACGTTACAAAAAGAAACCGCAATGGACAGACTCGCTCGGGATTATATAGTTTGTTCATACCTATGGAATGGAACTTCGAAGGATTCATTGATTCTTTTGGATTACCTGTATTCAATACGCCAGAAAAACCGGTTGAAGACAATTATGGGCAATACATTGATGTCGGAGTTATCGAGCACTGGGAAAATGAAGTTGAAGGCTTAAAAGGAGATCAAGACGGTTTAAATGAATTTTACAGACAATTTCCAAGAACTGAAGAACATGCTTTCAGAGATGAAACTAAAAATAGCATATTTAATCTTGCTAGGATTTACGAGCAAATTGACTACAATGAAGAAGCTAGATACAATGCTCTTATCACTCGTGGCAGTTTTCAGTGGAAAAACGGGATCCAAGACACAAAAGTAGAATTTGTTCCTAATCCTAATGGCAGATTTAATGTTAGCTGGGTTCCTAGTATAAATTTACAAAATAAAGTATTAATAAAAAATGGTAGCAAATATCCTGCTAATGAACATATTGGTGCATTTGGTTGCGATAGTTATGATATATCCGGAACTACAGATGGCAAAGGATCTAAAGGGTCATTACATGGACTTACTAAGTTCAGCATGGAAGAAGTACCAGCAAACAGGTTTTTTCTTGAGTATATAGCTAGACCTCAAACGGCTGAAATATTTTTTGAAGATATATTAATGGCATTACATTTTTACGGTATGCCAATACTTGCTGAAAATAATAAACCAAGATTATTATACTATTTAAAAAGAAGAGGTTATAGAGGTTATTCAATGAATAGACCTGATAAAGTTTGGAATAAATTATCATCTGCAGAAAAAGAAATAGGTGGTATACCAAACTCAAGTGAAGATATTAGACAAGCACACGCTGCTGCAATTGAAAGTTATATAAATTCATATGTTGGAAATAAAGGAAACGGAGACTATGGTGATATGTATTTTAATGAAACATTAAATGATTGGGCAAAGTTTGATATAAATAAAAGAACAAAATTTGATGCGGCAATAAGTTCGGGATTAGCAATAATGGCTTGTAATAAAAATTTATATGCTCCAAAGCCTATAAATAAATTAAAAAATAAAGTAAATTTTAGTTTTGCTAAATATAATAACAAAGGCAATTTTTCAAAAATAATAGAATAGATGGCAAAAATACCTACAAAAAGTATTTTCCCCAGTCAAGCAATAAGCGACATTGAGAAAGCAGATTTAAAGTATGGATTACAAGTTGCTAAAGCTGTAGAATCTGAGTGGTTTAAAAAAGATTCGGGAAGTGTTCGTTATTTTGCAAATAGAGATAATTTTCATAGATTAAGACTATATGCAAGAGGAGAACAAAGTATACAAAAATATAAAAATGAATTGTCTATTAATGGTGATTTATCATATCTTAATTTAGACTGGAAACCTGTACCTATTATACCTAAGTTTGTAGATATAGTAGTTAACGGTATTGCAGAAAGAACTTATGATTTAAAAGCATTTTCAATAGACCCCGTTGCAAGTAAAAAAAGAACGGAATTTGTTGAAAACATGCTTAATGATATGTATGCTGCTGATTTTGCTAAAAAAGTTCAAAATACTTTAGGTATAAATACATTATATAACGAAGAAAAAGATATACCTGAAAATGAAGAAGAGCTTAACTTACATATGCAATTAAATTATAAACAATCAATTGAAATTGCACAAGAACAAGCTATAAATAATGTTTTTGAATTAAATAAATATGATTTATTAAAGAAAAGAGTTGATTATGATATTGCTGTTGTTGGAATGGGTTGTGTTAAAAATAGTTTTAATACTGCAGAAGGTATTAAATTAGAATATGTTGACCCTGCTGATATAGTTTATTCATATACCGATTCGCCTTATTTTGATGATTTATATTATGTTGGTGAAGTAAGAAGAGTTCCTATTGTTGAGCTTAAAAAACAATTTCCTCAATTAACAAATGAAGATATTGAAGATATTGAAGGATATGGCTCTGGTAATGCTAAATTATATAATAAATCATATACATCTGAAAGTCAAGATAGAAATTATGTATATGTATTATATTTTGAATATAAAACTTTTGAAAATCAGGTTTATAAAATAAAACAAACATCTACAGGCGCTGATAAAGCATTACGAAAAGATGACACATTTAATCCACCAAAAGATTCAAGGGCTAGATTTGAAAAAGTAAACAGATCTATTGAATGTTTATATGAAGGTGCAAAAATAGTTGGTTTAGAAAAAATGTTAAAATGGCAAAAAGCCACTAATATGACTAGACCAAAATCAGATATTACAAAAGTACAAATGAGTTACAATATAGTAGCTCCAAGAATATATAAAGGAAAGCCTGAATCACTAGTTAGCAGAATGACGTCTTTTGCTGATATGATTCAAATAACGCATCTTAAACTGCAACAAGTGCTATCTCGTATGGTTCCTGACGGGGTATTTTTAGATGCGGATGGTATTGCTGAAGTGGATTTAGGTAATGGTACTAATTATAATCCACAAGAAGCATTGAATATGTATTTTCAAACCGGTTCTGTTATTGGTAGATCAATGACACAAGACGGTGAATTTAATAACGGTAGAGTGCCTATTCAAGAATTAAGAGCAAGCGGAGGTAATACAAAAATTGCAAGTTTAATTAATAGTTACAATTATTATTTACAAATGATGAGAGATGTAACTGGATTAAACGAGGCAAGAGATGGTAGTACTCCAGATAAAAATGCTTTAGTAGGTTTACAAAAATTAGCAGCAGCTAATAGTAATACAGCTACTAGGCATATATTGCAAGGCGGATTATATTTAACATTAAAAACAGCAGAAGCGGTATCGCTAAGAGTTGCGGATGTTTTAGAGTATTCTAATACTAAAAAATCCTTTATTCAATCTTTAGGAAAATTTGATATGGCTACTTTAGCGGAAATATCAGAATTGCATATACATGATTTTGGAATATTTTTAGAATTAGCACCTGATGAAGAAGAAAAACAAATATTAGAAAATAATATTCAAATGGCTATAAGTCAAAAACAAATAGATCTTGACGATGCTATAGATGTTAGGGAAATTAAAAATCTTAAATTAGCTAATCAATTATTAAAATTAAGAAGAAAGCAAAAATTTGAAAGAGATAGACAAATACAAATGGAAAATATACAAGGTCAATCTCAATCAAACGCACAAGCAGCACAAGCAGCAGCAGCAGCTGATATTCAAAAACAACAGGGTATTGCGGAAAGTAAAGTACAAATTGCACAAGCACAATCTCAATTTGATATACAAAAATTAGAAAGAGAAGCAGCAATTAAAAAAGAATTAATGGAATTTGAATTTCAATTAAATATGCAGCTTAGAAAAGCTGAAGCAGATGTAATTAAAAATAAAGAGAAGTATAAAGAAGATCGTAAAGACGAAAGAACAAAAATTCAAGCTTCTCAACAAAGCGAATTAATAGACCAGAGAAAATCTGGCACACCTCCTAAAAACTTTGAATCCGCTGGATTTGATAACTTAGGTGGGTTTGGATTAGAGCAATTTGATCCAAGATAAATTTTAAACAATTATATAATATTTTATTATGGCAGAAATTAAAGCAAAAGTACTAGACTCAGAAGAAAAGTCAGTACAACAAAAAGAACAAGAAGTCCAGGAAAAATCAACAAATTTTGATAAAGAATCTGGAATGTATAAAGTAAATTTAAAAGAAATAAAAGAACAAACAGATGCCGTTCAAGAGCAAAGCACAGATGAGGTACCTGTACGCGACAAATCCGAAACTAGCGAAGAAATTCAAAAAGAAAACGTCGAAGAGGGCACTAAAGAACCTTCCGGAAAAGAAGAACAGGAAGAGGAAATAAAAGAAACACCAATAATAGAAGAAGTAACCGATGAAACCACTGAAACAGATAATACTAACGAAACAGGAGTGGATGGAAGCACTGAAGCTACCAACCCCGCACCGGAACAAGAAGAAGTATTACAGGAAGAAAAAGCACAAGAACCAATAGATTATCCTGAAAATATCATGGACTTAGTAAAGTTTATGAATGAAACAGGAGGCACATTGGATGATTATGTTCGATTAAATGCTGATTATACTGATGTAGATGAAAATACATTATTAGTCGAATATTACAAACAAACAAAACCACATCTTAGTTATGATGAAATTCAATTCTTAATGGATGATAAATTTTCAGTAGATGAAGAATTAGATGAGGATAAAGATGTAAAAAGAAAAAAATTAGCTCTAAAAGAAGAGGTTGCAAATGCTAAAAACTTTTTGACAGGGCTCAAGGATCAATATTACAAAGAAGTCAAGTTGGGTTCTAAGTTAGCTCCTGAGCAACAAAAAGCAGTAGATTTTTTCAACCGATATAATAAGGAGCAAAAATCAGCTGATGAATTATTACAGAAGCAAACAAAACATTTTGAACAAGAAACAAATAAAATTTTCAATGAAAAATTTAAAGGTTTTAATTTTAACGTTGGAGATAAAAAATACAGGTTTAATGTTAAAGATGTTAATAAAGTGAAAACACAGAATTTATCAAATGTTTTTGATAAATATGTTGGTGAGAATAAACTTCTTAGCAACGCTGGTGATTTTCATAAAGCTTTATTTACTGCTTCAAATCCTGATTCAATAGCGAACCATTTTTATGAACAAGGTAAGGCAGATGCTATTAAGCAAATGTCTGCAGAAGCTAAGAACATTAATATGGATCCTAGAAAAACTGCAGATGGTTATGTTGAAGCCGGAGGAATAAAAGTAAAAGCTATTTC